GAAGCACTGCGTCACCTAGCATCACACGAACGTCAGAGTTGGATGTGAAGAACTGGCCGCGATTGATGCGACGTGCTGCTTCGATGATGCCATTGCCTTCGGCTTGTCTGTAGATGTTCTGCAAGGTAACGGTGTTAGGCATGGCTAGGCAACGCGCAAATGGTGAAGTAGGATCAGCGAGATCTGCGTTCTCTATAGGTGGTAACTGACGTACATCACCGAAGACACGCAAGCATGCACCGTGGCGAAGTGATGAGACGAGGTCACGATGTAAGCCGGTTGGCACCATTGCGTATTCGTCAGCAATGATGATGTGTTGTTCTAACGGGTTCTCTTTGCGGCGATTAGGGGTTGAGACTGAGGTAGCTTCACCTGTGTCTTCGTCCATGTCGGGGCGATTGAATTCGAGCAGCTTATGGATAGTTGAAGCTGGATAGCCTGTTGCTTCACGGATACGGCGGGCTGCTTTGCCGGTGGGTGCTGCGAGTGCGAATGGGATGTTGCGTTGTGTGAGTAGGTCACATGTTTGTTTGATGATTGTAGTTTTGCCTGTGCCTGCTTCACCAGTTACTGCAACGAGGCGCTTGAGAGGATCGACACACATAGTAATAGCGTTCTGCTGTTCAGCATCTAAGTCCATCGATGTTCTCCATGCTGCTATGTTTCGCAGCTATACAGTGTATAAAGCAAACGCCGCACACTGCGTCAGGGGACCAATGTGCGGCGTTGCTCAGTCTGCAGACTAGCTCACTGAGGGGCAGCTTCTAGCCGACAGACGTAGCTCCATCGGTTTCCTCGCCGCGCTTGTTCGACACGACCTCGTGCTTGATACGCGTCAAGCCTGACGTGGCGTACTCAGGAGTGTCGAGGAATTCGACAACCTTGCGCGCGTCAGACATGATGCGGTCAACTTGCAGCTTCGCACCGGGGATGACGTTGCCCTGTTCGTCGGTGACACGGACGAAGAAGTGGAACGTGCGCTTCTGTGCTTGACGCTGTGCTACTGCCTTCTTCACGCTGGAGTAGGCAGACGACGCTGCGGACTTCGAAGGAGAAGTAGCCATTAGGATATATCCTTGTGTATGAGGTTGATGTGGTAGAGCTAGATGCACACGTTGATAGCATGCATCTAGTTAGTGTAGCATGCGTGAGTTAGAGAGGCAACACCTGCCCGACTTCCGCACGCGGGTTCTTCTCAAGGTCTTGACCCATGCGAATGCGAGCACGGGCTTCACGACCGACGAAGTCGTTAGGGTCGATGTAACTTGACATCGGAACGCCGAACGCTTTACATACGTTCTTCATACGCCAACGATCAGCAGGGATATCACGTGCGACGACGTTCATCGTGAAGGTGAGTTCGTCAACACCATCACCAGGATCGAAGTCAGCAGGAAACTCGGTGCGTGGGATTTGCAACGTGAGCGTGAGCATCGGGTTACCTGACGATGCAGCTGTCTTGTCAACAGCAGCAGTGCAGATGCACTTGTATTCACCAGCGGGCAGTTGCGGAGGTGCTTCAGCGTCTGCGATATTAGCAGAGAAATTAAGCAAACCCATGTTGGGTCTCCTGTGTTGTGGGCTTATACACTGTATAGAAGCACATGAGACTAGCAAGCCACTAGGACTAGTCGGTGTGTTTAGTAGTAGACACTATGCATAGTAGCTACTTAGGCACTGGCAGCTTTGCAAAGTTACCAGCGATATAGGCCGACCACCATGTGGAGATGTTCGGACCTAAATTGGTATTGGCGTTGTACTTCAAAGGAAACGACGTGGCAGATGTCATGTCGAACATGCGTGATTTCATCGGCGCACGAAAGCGTTCAGGACGGATAGCGATATGTCTGACCCCATTGACATCGCGAATATTCCACACCTCAGAGATGTCCTTAGAGGTGATGTTAGGAAGCTGCCCGCCAAGCAACATGCCCACGGAGAGGATGGCACCATCGTTGTTGCGATCAGCGTCCTTCTCATGCGTAATGAAGATCACGTGTTTGTTCAATGCACCTGTGATACGCAGGGTATTGGAGATGAGAGAGGACACACAGATATTACGCAGGCCATACCCATTAAGGCCGGGTTGCTCGATGCTACTTTTGGGAGCGATGCGTACAGCGTATTGAAGAGCATGTTCACTGAACTTGGTGAGGCTATCGATAATCAAGGTGTCAAAGTCAGCGAGCATGCTATACAGTGTATAAGGATCAGGCTTCATTCCTTCCTTAACGATGTCCACGCTACTTTCTTTGGACAGATTAACACGGTGCCAATCGGGCATGTTGCGAATACTCATGTCACCATCAGGATCAAGCATCAGGAATAGTTTACGCCCCGGTGCTGTAGCAGCCAGGGTCGTCTTACCACTACCTGCATCGCCCCAGAGGATCATAGATAAGCGTGATGGTGCGTCTGTGGGAGCTTCTATCTTTAATTCCATATATCTCTCTCCCTGATGTTATACATAGTATAACACATGTGTAGTTACATGCAACTCGTGTGAATGTGACAAACCCCCGGAGGGCGGAGCCCGACACCGCGGTTCAGCTCATGACGACTACTCATGACGACTACGGATCTAACGTTTCATTAAGAGGCGACCAACGTTCTGTTGTCATTTCGTGTTCGTATATGTGTTTACGTTGTTCAGCGTTCTCACTACACAAGGGGATGAAGGAGCAGGAGCGGAAGTAGCGATTGCATGAGTGTGTATACATAGGGGCGTCTGTAGGGTAGTCTTCGTATTCGTGAATGATCTTGAGTGTGTGTCGTAGCCATGTTTGCCATTCGTAATAAGAGGCAGGGGTGCGTGTGGTTGGGTAACGCATCATGCCGTCGGAGTAGGTGGATGATTTAGGAACAGGTAGTTGCAAACCCCACATAACGACGTTGTTGATTGGTTGGTTAAGTATGCATGACATAGCGATGCAGTAGCCGGTGACTTGATTGGAGGTATCGAAGCTGTTGCTCCACACTGTGTCGATACGACTTCCTGTCTTATTCTCATGCACCTCGGGCACCTTCTCACTAGGACGTAATGTGTCATAGCATACTCCATCTACACGACCAACGAAGCGAATTAGTGGAGCTTCGTTGTTGTTGTGTAGTGTGATGTCGAATGGCATCTCGACGCCGATCTGGGAGGCATCGGAGTTGCAGATTGGAATGAAGCGACCAAGTGGATAGCGTTGGACATAGTTGATAGCTGCACTCTCAAGGTTAGCCTGTGTTCGTTTGTTATCCCTCGGGTCGTCGTGGTAGCCTGAGGTTTCCAAGAGATTGAGAGCCATCTGCATGAGGCGAGTTTCTGCGTCTTCGTTGCTATGAAAGTAAGTGAGCGCCTGCGCCCAGCGATCATGATGTAGTGCATTGGAGAAGAGCCTTGTTGCGTAGTTGTTTATACCCTGTATAACTGGATCTAACGAACCTAACGCGCCCTTGAATGTGAGTAGGTCGAAGAGGCGGCAAGCGGCGAAGACATCATGCATTGCACGACCAGCCTCGAGTGGGAGTATGCGATCAACACCAGCACTTAAACGTTTACCATGCCACGAGTTGATGATACCCCAACGTGGGCATGTGTTGACTGCGGAGAGTGTAGAGTAGTCTACCCATGGGATAGTTGTGTCAGTCGTCGGTCTTATGAGCATTTGCTACATCCTTCTCTATGCGAGAGATGAAATCAGCCATCAATGTACCAACACACACATCGACGACCTGAAACCACACAGGCGATGATGGCGTTTGTTTTTGGTACATTGTGAACAACGCGCGTATATCTTGCAACGCTTTTTCAGCTTCTTCACGTGTTGGCATTTAATGTTTGTCCTTCACGTCGAAGGCAGCTTCATTGTCAGGGTGCATCGCCTTGCGGACATCTGCCCAATCGCGTTTGAGACGTTCGCCTACTGTAGCGATGTTGGCAACTATGTCGGCCATCTTGTCGACTGTGGCGATGATCTGTTGCATCTCTTGACGTAGCATCTCGTTGTCTTCTGCGAGTAATTCGAGCATCTTCACGACGCCGCGTTCGGTGCCGTGTTCTTTGATCATGTGACGCACATCGCGTGCTCTTTGTACATAATTAACCATCTTTTGTCTCCTTCACATTGGCGATGTCGATGTCTGTGTATTGTAGTGCAAGTGCGCGCATATCATAGACGAGTTCTTCGAGCTTTTCGAGCGCTTTGTGTGAGCGTTCGAGTTGCTTCTCGACTTGATCTTGTTTCTTTTCGAACTTCATCAGCGCAGCAGCGGAGGTGATTTTGTGTTTAGCTAATGCTGCTTGGCGCATAAGTTCGACAACGCGTAGACGGCGTTCGCGTAGGTGTTGTAGGAATAGGTCCTGCTCGATGTCTGTCATAGTGAGCAGGGATTTGGGAGTGATAGCGTCATCAACAGAAACGCCAGCCGCTGTTGGTACAGCAGGCTGGCGCAGCTTGACGACTTTGTTGTTGTCGTCGACTGTCATACATCACACCACAGGTTTGGCACTCACGATGAGCGCAGGGGTGGATTTCTTCGCAACTTTGTTCACAGCGATGTCTATCACTGTCACGCTCACACCTTGCTTGATCAACTCTGTTCGGAGTTCGTCAACATCAACACGCAGGGCGGGCTTGTTAGCAGCGAAGTCAAGTTGCCAATCTTCACCGCGTACGGTGTGTGTAGCTTTCTGCATCTGTTCGACAGCGGCGTTACGAACGAGTGCTATCTCAGTTTCGAATGAACCGATGATGTCCTTCTTGATAGCTTCGTAACGCTTTTCTGCGTATGTGCGGAGTAGGTTAGCAGTAGCGAACTCTGCGGCGTATTGATCGACAGTGTCTTGAGTAGAGGCTGGAGCACGAAGCGAGGCTATACACTGTATAACGCGCGCTTCGAGCGGCATGTCTTTGTTAGGTGGAAACTCACCTCCACCACCACTGCCTTCACCACCTTTGTCTTTAACCTTCGTAGCCATTGTAGTAGTCTCCTTTGCTTGTGTTAGTAAATGTATTATAGCATATTAGGAATTACCTGCAAGTCGTGCAGATTTGAGGTCATTCATACGTTGACGACGACGTGCAGCGTGTTCATCACCCCAAGGCCACGGGATGTGTTTGTAGATTGTGCGTAGTCTTATCTTCCTGATCACGCTAACGTCGAGTGACATGTCGTAGCCCTCACGCATCTTCTCGCATACGAATTGAGCCGTGCAGCCGAGTTCAAGCATCTGCATGATGCGTTTGACGTGGAAGTGCTTCATGCCTACGCGTTCACGTTCAAGCATATCGCGAACGTTGTCAGACTGACGACCGACGAGCATGTGGTGAGGGTTGCAGCACCACGAGTGATCGCATTGGTGGCGAATCACGTCGCCCTTTTGTAACTTATACCCTGTATAAAGCTCGAAGACGACGCGATAGACGTAGAAGTGTTCGCGATTGATTACAACACGTGGGCGGTATTCTTCACGTGTGCCTTTGCCGTGTGAACCACGCCACTCCCAACATGGTTCTTTGTCGCCATTGTGCATGTTGATGCGACGAAAGACATCATAGTTCTCGCCACGTGTACGACGACCGCGGAGTGGTTTGGTAGGTGTGTGTTGTTGTTTAGCGCGTTGCTCTACCACATGCGCAGGGATTGGTTTCGACTTCTCATCCATCTACGAACTCCTAGCAAGGTGAGCGTGATTGGTACGACGTAGACAACGACGAACAGAGCGACGATGGTGTGGTAGTAGTAGGCGTACCAATATACAGTGTATAACACATCATCGTCGATCATCTGCTTGTTTCTTCTTGTGAACACGCATGCGCTCGATGAGGTCTGCTGCCTCGTTGATGACTGCGGCATCTTCAGGTGGGAGGTTA